AGACGATCACTCCACCGATCTCTGGCGGGCTGTATGGCCCTCCGCCCGAGGCCCGGATTGTCAGAGAGTCCGTGGAGCAGATGGCCAAGCGGCTCGGCGCAGACGAGATCATTGCCGCATAGTTTGACCCTTGCGTTGTGGAATCCGTGGGCCTAGAATCTAGTCAGAGGACCCCCTCGTTTTCGCAGATCCGCTACGGCGGGGAGCGAGCGAGGGGGTTATTCCTTTTGCAGTTGCTAGGGAGCCGCATTGGCTGAGCTCACCCGGGATGACGTCATCGACCTCCACGCCGAACTGCGCCAAACCTGGGCGAAACGGAACGGCGAGTACGACGTTTCCCGTCGCCGGTACTTTGGCGAGCATTGGGACCAGGAAACGAATCCGGCTGAGTCGAATCGGTACTCGCTGACCCTCAACTACCTGAAGCCGTTCACCGACAAGTCGATCCAGTTGCTGGTCGGTCGGATGCCTGCTCTTCAGGTGATGCCACCTGGGACCGATGAGGCCGCCCGCCGTCTTGCCGAGCAAGAGGAAGGAATCCTCTACGGCACCTGGGACAAGAACAAGGCTGCCGAGACCCTCCAGAAGACTGCCTGGGACTCGTTCGTCCTTCGGCGCGGTCTGCTCTACGTCTGGTGGGACCCGACCATGGAGTGTGTCCGCTTCAAGAACTGCCCGCCCGAGCACTTTTACCCGGAGTATGACGGCGATGAGATCTATCGCTGCATGTATGTCCAGCGGCGTTCGACGATGGCGCTGAAAGAGCAGTATCCGCAATACGCGGACGACATCATGGATGACGATGCGATGCAGTACGAGTTCGTGGCTGGTGCCTCGCTCGAACGCATTGGCGCCAAGGGGCAGACCACCGTCTTTGACGTTTTCACGAAGGACGGGATGTTCTACCGGGTGATGGGCAATGCGTTCATTGCCCTTGATCTGGAGCTTCCCTTCAAGCGGGTTCCCTTCGTGGAGTTTCCGTGCTTCCCGGTGTCGGGCGAGACCGAGCCCCTGAACATGATGGACCAGTTGGTGGAGCTCAACCAGTACCTCGATCAGCTGGTCAGCCAGCAGGCCGACATCATCGCGCGCTACGCGAACCCCGCGATCCTCGACGAGCAGTCTGGTCAGAGCCCGCAGGAGATCCGGCAGGCGCTCGGGCAGCCTGGTTCCGTCATTCCGATGAAGAAGGGTGGAGATGTCCGCTTTCTGAACTGGGAGGGGACCCTGCCCGCGATCAATGAGCAGCTGACCTTTGTCCTTGATGCGCTCTTCGACCTGGCCGGCAAGCCGCGCTCGGCCTTCGGCCAGACGATCACCAACCAGTCGGGCGTGATGACGAACCTGTCGTTGACGCCCACGCTCCAGTCGAACGAGTTTCACGAGTCGATCTGGGGCCAGAAGCTGTCCGAGTTGAATGAGTGGATCTTGGCCCTCTGGGAGAAGAACATGCCCGGGGACATGATTGAGTTCAAGGGTCGTGCGTACACGCAGACTGGGTCGACTAGGTACTACGAGGTCGAGATCACTGGCGAGGAGATTGCCGGTTGGTATAAGAACCGGATCAAGTGGCCGTCGGCCGTCCGCACGGACGACCCGGTGTACGTCCAGAACCAGCTTCAGCAGTTGACCTCGGATCCGCCGGCGATTTCGCTTTATACCTATCTGGAGCGCCTTGGCGTTGAGGATGTCGAGGCTGAGATCGACCGCATCCAGGAGCAGCTGGAGGACCCGCGGCTGCATCCCGATCGGTTGCAGTCTGCGATCGATGCTGCCACAGCGATCAACGGCTCTGGCTTGCCGCCCGGCATGGAGGGTTTCCAGCCCGACGGTGGCGTTGTCCCCGATACTGGGCTGGGCGCGGGGGCGTTCGCGGACCAGCTGGAAGCCGGCGCAAACCCGAATAGTGACAAACTGATCCAGGCCGCGACCCCGACCGAGTACTAATCCCGTGCCCTGGGTCATCGTTGGCTATAGGCGGGATCCAGACCCGCCCTATGGGAGGATCCCGATTCGCCAGTGGCGGGAGCCGCCCCCGCCGGCGCCTAAGCCCGCGCCCAAGCCTGTGTCCAGCCCCAGACCCAGGAAGCGGCGTGCTACGAGTTCTGCTGCCGCCGCGGCAGAGCGTCGTCGTCGGGAAGCGCTTGCTGCTAGGCGCCGTCTCCAGGCGAAGGCCAAGCGGGATGCCGCTCGTCGCGCCAGGCAGATTGCGCTTCGCCAGAAGAACGCTGCCCAGCAGCGCCTGAAGGAGATTCGCGAGAAGCAGCAGGCCCAGGTTAGGGAGTCGCGCAAGCGCGCCTATTCATCTCTTCAGGAGAGTGCTTCGGCGACACTTCGTCGAGCCAGCCCTTCGCTCTCTCAGCGTGACGAGCAGAATCTGGTTCGCAAGATTCGGTCTCGTCGGACTGAGTATCAGAAGCGCCAGGCCGCGGCCGCTGAGGCCGGTAGGGCTCAGCGTGCTGCTGATGTCTCTCGTACCCAGCAGTCCGTCATTGACTATCGCGATAAGAAGCGTAGGGCTCTCGCCCAGCCTCCGAAGATGCCCGCAGAGCGGCGCGCTGGCGCGGTTTCGAACGTCATCAGGCAGCGTAAGACCAACCAGTTCAACCCTCGCCTGGCCGAGGAGATTCTCACCGAGGAGGCGCGCCGTGCTGGCAGCGGACAGTTCGACACTGACACCGTCTCGAAGCTGACGGAGAAGTACGTCAAGCACGCGCAGAAGATCGGGGACGACTATAACAAGGCCGCCGACAAGCTTCAGGCCCAGATTGATCGGATCAACAAGTTCATCAAGGCGGGCAACATCGAAAGTGCGCGCAATGCCTATGCGACGTATCTGAAGCTCGTCAAGACCAATTCCAAGATGTTCTCCGAGTATGACCGCCTGTTCGGTGGCGCTGGGGGCAAGCCGGGTGGCGGCGCGGTCAACAAGTACTTCGCCGAATATGCCCAGATCGAGAAGGGCCAGACCGAGTGGTGGAAGCGCCAGATGCAGTCCTCGTTGGACGCCGATCGCTCGACGGTTAACAGCCGGATGAAGGCGGCCCTTAGTCGTGGCGACGAGGAGGAGTATCGCCAGTATCGCGAGCTCGCGGATGTCTACGCCGGGAAGACCAGTGTGGTGTATGACCCGACGACCGGGAAGTCGCGTTACCGCACGGTCGAGGAAGAGCTCGACTACCGTGAGGCGCAGCGCCGGGTCAAGATGCTGGATCTTCGTGCGCAGTTTCGGCAGCAGCAGTTTCGAATGCAGAAGGAGGCTCGCCTGGATGGCCTTGTGCCGGGTCTTGGCGGCCGTTTCGTCAAGCCTGAAGTGGCCCGGGTTGAGGATCAGATCAAGAGGTTTACCGGCGGTAAACTTCCTACGCTGAAGCGGTCTCAGGACCTTCAGAACTTTGCAGGCGACCTGATTGCCAGCTGGGAGCGGGAAGAGAGGGCGAAGCGCGGCCTGAACGGGCTCCAACTTGGCCGTGGCGCCCCGGCGTCGAATGAGCGGCTGTACGGTCAGTTCCTGCGTGACCAGAAGGCTTTCGAGAAGTCGGTCTATGCGTATTTCGGCTCGGGTGTCCCCGAGTGGTGGGATCGTGCCCTGGCCGCTCCCGGCATTAGCCACGGCCTCTCGTTCCTTAATGCGATCCCCTCGATCTTCGGTGTCGGTGCTCGTGCTGGTCTGGGTGCGGCGACCGGGAGCACTCAGTTCGACTTCGGGGCGACTCCCGCCGACGCGCCTGCGCTCGCAACAGGGATTATTCGGCGAGGGTCGATGAGCAGGGCCGTGCCTTCCATAAGGCGCTCAGTGGCGATGCCGGCGATGTTCTTGATGCGATCAACAGCTTTGGTTCGGAGCCTACCAGCAATGCGGCCGTCAATCTTTTCAGCCAGTTGCTGCTCGATCCGACGAACGCGATCCCCCTGAAGTTCACGACCTATCTGGCTCGCGCGAGGTTTGCGACGAGCGAGACCGCCCTTGCGGCGGGTAGGGCCGACAAGGCGAGGACTGCCCTACGTTCCTTTGTGGCGGACGAGGGCCGGATTCGTCAGTT